TTTATTTATTACTTCTTGAGATTCTTCTTCAGACATTTCTTTTGAAGTTTGATTATTAATTTCTTCTTTTAATTTTTGCATTGTATAAAAATCAGGTTGAAGATAATTATCTAATGTTGCCATATTTGTAGTTAGATTTACTAAAACTTTATAAATACCTTCAGGTGCATATAAATTATCCGATAAATCAAGTATCTCATTTTGGTATTTTTGTGGATTAGCAAGCCATAATTTTATTTTATCAATAGTTACATTATTTAATTTCTTTTGTTTATTTTTAAATAAAACACCTATTCTTGATAGAGAAAAGTTTTTAGCTGATTCCCAAGATTTTTTTAATGAGAATAGGGTAGGGGAGAGGTTTTGTTGGTTGGAGTTGTTATTTAAATCTGACATTTAAAACCTCCTTTCTGATTATTTTATAGTGATAATATATATGTATAATTATATTTACGATCTATTTTCTTGCTCTTGATGATTTATTTGCTATTGCGAAATATGATGAGGGAGAGATGTTAGTATTTTTCTTTTTCCCTGTTATATGCTTTCTTCTTAATTCTGATAAATACCATGCAAGCATAGCTAAACAATATGCTCTGTCATCATATAATCTACCTACTCTATCATCTCTTAGATCATATCTATAATTTCCATTTGTTCCATCATATCTATACATATTAACTAATTCTTCTTTGGCTAAATCAATATTTTTTAAAGCTAATTCTTCATCAAAAGATAATTTATATGAATTTTCACTATCTGCAAAGGTTAAAAATCCTTTCATATCATAATCTTCCGTGAAACTTATTAAATCAAGATTTAACATTTCAATAAGTGCATCAAATAACATCTTTTTATACTTTTGTGGTGAAAGTAATTTAATTTTATCAACAGCGTTTGGAAATTTTGAAACATAATCTGTTGATTCAATTTTATCAATTAACCCTTTATGTTTAATTCCTGCGTTATCTGTCCAATCTTCCATAAGATAATCAGCAATATTAACTCCACCACCACCACTACCTGCGTCAATACAAATCGTTTCAATATTTTCATAATCAGCAGATTGCTTTCCGTTATAATCTAATATCATTTGTTTTAAATGACTTATCTGTTCTGGAGTTCTCATTGGTGTCTTTTTTTTCTTAGCAATATCTACAAAACTTACTCCATTACATATTTCCATTTTATAACCAATATTTTCATCAAATATAATTTCACCAACCATTGTAATAGCATTGTCGTAACTCCTACTAGGATCATAAGCCAAAGCAAATTTTCTATTACTATCATTAGCAAATACTGGTTTTCTTAATTGAGAATTCCTAATAAGTATTGATCTTTTAATAATTTGCTTATCTGACCCTTCCGTTGTAAAAATATTTTTATACTCTCTCATTCCCTTGTCATAATTTTCACGCATAGCATTGTCAATAGTTTGTTGACTAAGTAATGGAACTGGATATAATTTACCATTATATGTAGCATTTATTACTACGTCTGAATTTATATCTGCTACAAAATAATTAGAATCACCAAGCATCATTTTTTGTGCGTATTCTCTATATATTCTAAAGAAAAAAGTATCTGTACTTGATGCAGAAGATGCAAATATAGCTTGGTTAGGAAATTGTTTTGGAAAAGTTGATACATCAACATCTCCACCAAGTCTAAAACTACTATTTTGAGTGATAAATGGTAATGATGCAGTAAATAATTCATCTGGTGCAAATCCACTCTCATCGTAAAAATTGCAATTTGATCTTCGACTCCTAAGATTATTAATAGCACCATTTAGTGAGTTAACTGCGCTACCGTTATAGAGGTTATATTCAAAAGAACTAGGATTATGTGTAAATCCATCTTTATTCGATGCACTTTTTACTGTTTCATTTAAAAAAACATCAGTTAAACCTGTAAAAGAAGCTATCTCTCTTTTTGCTATTTTTTCTATTTTAGAAAACATTTCTTGACTTTGGCTTCCAGAACCAGCTAAAATATAAGCCTGAAAATTTGGTATAAGTAAACTTTTAGCCATTAAAAAAGGAGAACCAAGAGTTGTATTATGTGTAACTACAAATTTTTCACTACATAAATATAACTGTGAATGATTATCCACAGTTATACATTTTGTTGGCACAGAAAGAATTTCTTTAACTGATATTATTGAATTTCTTTTTTGTCTTTTATGTAATTCATTCTGCAATCTTTCATGTTTTCTTAATAGTTTAAAACAACTATGGTTTTTATCCACTCTAAAGAAAATATTATAAGAATAATATTCTTTTCCTTTACATTTTGATTTTTTATTTTTTATTATATTAGTAATTCCTAAAGAAGATAAAAGTTGAGATACTTTTATAATAATATTATAATCTTTCTGAGAAAAAGAACATTCTCCTTTTATGCTACATGTACCATCTGAATCCATGAGTCCTTTTAACAATTCATATCTTTGTTCAATATTTGAATATAGATATATTTCTGGAATATGCTTATTATTTATTAAATTTAAATTTCTTAATTCAGTCTTAAATTTATTTTCTTGTCCTCTAGGTGTTATTCCTACACCAATTGAAGGTGTTCTGTTTTTATGATAGTATATTTTAGTAGAATAACCAATTTCATTAATGTTTGTAATCATATTATTTAAATCTTCATAACCGCAAGTTATATTTGTATTTGCAGAACTACCATCACCTAACCATATACCTAATAAATAAGGATGGATAGGTAATTCTTTCTCTTGATATTTTATCGGATTATTTTTTTGAATACGATATTTATATTCGTTTTTAACCTTATCATTTCTATGACGAACATAATCTTTAGCTATATTTTCAGTAGTAAAAATTCTTATCTTTTCGTTTTTTTTTGTTGATAATGCCCATAAATGTTCGGCATCCGCAATAATTTTTGCTCCATCATCAAATTCAACTTCATAACACTTATGTCCAATAAAAATATCTGAAACATAAGTAACTTTGGTAGGTTCACCATTTTCAGTTAATATATAATCTCCAATTTGCAATTCTCCCATTGTTTTAAACCCTGTAGGAGTTGGTATTTTAGTATCTAAACTTAATGCTTTACCAGACGATCTCCCCATACACCAAACACAATTAGGAGTATACCAACTTTTTAAAAACACATATTTCTGAAAATCTAACAGGTCTAAACCAAAAAACCTTTCTACAAAACGTACTGGAAATTTTCTTCCATAATTTATTATCTCAGCAAGTTTTAAATATCCATCAATTTTTCTTTGTGACATAGCTTTTTTATTCATTAACTATGTCACCTTCTCTAAATTTTATTTTTAATAATCTATTCTCTTCTTCTAAATATGTATTTTTCTTTTGTAAATTTTGAATTAAATCACGTTGTTCATTAATCATAAAAGTATAATCATTTTCATCAAATTGTAGTTGTTTTAAGATACTATTATTACTAATATTTGCTACTTGTTGCATACCTTCACAAGTTTCTATATCAAAAAGATTTACTTCAACTTCCATAAAACCTTTTTCTTGCAATTGTTTAATAATTCCAGATAAAGTACCAGCACCTTTAGATTTATTATTAGCATGATTAACAGAAATACCATTGTCTTTTGCCATAGCAAGAATAGCACGATATATCTTGTCTTTTGTTTCAAATAAAGATTTAACTCCACCAACTTGACTTTGAACATTATTTATATCACTTGTCATTAATGTTAATGCTTGATTAAGTTTATCTATTTGATTAAAACTTTTAACTATTTCTATTACTATAGGAAGTTTAAAAGAATCTTCAAGTGTAGATTCATCAAGAAAATCAACAAGAGTATTATAAAGATACTTTTTATCCATTGGATTATCATTTTCAAATGGATCATATCCAACCATACGAATTACATCTTCTTTATTTCTTTTATCTTCTTCATTTGTATCTAATTTAATTTCTGTTTCAAATATATTAATATTTTTATCAGAATCCAATGGGGAAGATTCTGAAAATGTTTTTGAAGCATATTGAGGAAGGCTGTTGCATTTTTGGAAGTAGATCTGTGCGATATTACTATTACTATTATTTGCTTGTTGCTCTGCACTATAATATAAACTTGATTCAAAATATACATCAAGCAATCTACATAAAAAATATAATGCTATTTTACAATCGTTATGTTTACCTACTAAGTATACATATAAATCTATCACACATTGACGGCAGACAACCATTCTTTGATTATTTGCTTTTAATATTAATGAATTTGATTTGTAAAAATCTTTATCTTGATTTTTATCTATTCCACAACAAACACATTTAAACATAACTTTTTCTTTTTTAGGTTGTGGCGTAGTTGCCACAGTTTTTTTAACTCTAGGAATAAACGCCACACTCCTTATTTAATTAACTAATTGACTTTAAAATTTCTTTGAATTCTCCAAATTTATATCTTATTTTAAATTCCTCAAAATCATCAATAGTAGATTCTTTAGAATAGAGTTGATGAAAAAGATTATGTATTAAATTATGTATACATACTCCAAGAGGATATTTATTATGTAATTCAATAACTTTATTTTTAATATTGATAATTTCTTCACCAGAATATTTATCTTTCATATCATAAACAAGTTCATTTAATGCTTCTTTAATAATTTCATTATATGGCTTCAAATGATGTATATCAAAAGTTTTACTACCAGTAAAAATACATTTATTATTACAATTATTTTTAGATTGGATTCTCCACTTATTAATACTACTTCTTAATCTTCTATTTAATTTACTTAAAGATTTTTCCACTCTGCAATAATCACATGATTCTTTTGTATTTTGTAATCCTGAATAAGAAGTTTCTTGTATATATTCCGAATGCAATTTACAACGATATTTTATATTAGTATTTTTATTTTTATAATGTTCTCCATCTATAATAATTAGTCCACGTTGTTTAAAATAATCAAAAATAATTTGTTCATCAGTTCTTAATTGTTCTTTCATAGCTTCTTTACTACAATAATAACATTTATAAATATTAGTAAATAAATTTGCGTATGCTTTATATTGAATTCCTTTATCTAAATGTTCTGGACATAAATAAGGTAAAGGTATAGAATTTTTCTCATAATCTTCTGATTTAAATTTAGGTATTAGTCCTTTATCAATAAATGCTTGATAAACAATATTACCATCATTTCTAGAAGATTCTGCACATAATTCACCTTTACCATATTCACAACAACCTTTATTCTTTAAAAAAACTTCAGCAGGTGTAGATTGTATTCCATATTCCTTATGTCTATTACAAATAAATCTTATTCGTGTATATTTATTTTCGTATACGTCTTCTGTTGTTAATAATATTAGATCTTTCTTTTTTGCTTGGTCTATAATAAGTTGAAAAGGTTTTTGTTGTCTTTTTCTAGATGCAATTTTATAACTATCTAATTTTTGAATATTATCAACACCATGTTCGTCCAACATAATTTCTTTTGTTTTAGCTGCACCACATTTTTTATTAGTACAACAATTACCATATCCTCTTTCTTTATCTTCGGTATATTGTCTATATGGTTTACTATGAATTCCTTTACAACCATCTTTTTTATAATCACATTCAACTAAAACTTTTGCAGTAGAACCTGGTGGTAAATCTTCTACTTTTACTTCAAAAAAATCTCCTTGTTTTGTCCAAGGATAACCTTTCTCATCATACCATTTCTTTGTAAAAGGATTCATTGTAACTATTGTTGTTTTACTAATTAACATTTCTCTTCAACCTCCACACAATTATTTTTAATTTTATTCTCCATTTCTCCACACATATAAAAATAAAAAAGAAGTTAGGATGTGTGGAGAGGGAATAGCTAATTCCCAATTACCTAACTTCTTAAAACAAACAGTATTATATTTATAATCTCTAAACTAAAACAAAATATCATTATCAAAAAATCACTACCAAATCTTACATTTATACAAAACATCAATGCACAAGAAAATCTACTAGTTATAATTAAACAAACATTAAACTAGCAGATTCAATCTACATTAATATTATTTTAACTAATTACTCTTCTAATGCTTCTTCCATTAATTCTTTCATAAAACATTTATGATCATTCCATCCCACATTTTTGCCAATACTAAACAATTCATAAAGTAAATTTCTCATTTCACAACCACAATCACAATCTACATTTTCAATTCTATATGCAAATGTTTCTATCATTTTTATCTCTTCAATTTGTTGATCTGTGAATTCTTCTTTATTACAATCACTTTCTTCAATCATACCATCACATTCATCCTCAATTTCAAATTCATCCTCATCATAATCTGGAATAAAAATATCCGCAAACTCGTCTAATATTTCCTTGATGCATTCAGGGCATCCTTCAGTTTCTTGAATTCTTTTAGTGTAAATTTCTAATAAATCTCCATAATCAAATTCATCATCTCCGCAACCTTCACATTCTTCACGTTCATCACAATATTCATTCTCACAATCACAAAAATCATTACAACATTTATCAATATTCATATACTTACAATCATTGTCACAAATTTCATATTTCTTTTTATCTTTATATTTACATTTATCACATTCATCACTACATTCTTCGTATTCATCGTATGTATAAGGACTATCATCTACTAATTCTTCATATTTATTATTTTGTTCTTCTAACCCTTTAATAAAATATTGATAATCTTCGAATTTTACTTCTTCACCATCAATAAAGAAACGAGATGCCACAAATTCTAAAGTTTCATCGTCATAGTAATGTTTGGTTTCTAGTTGCAAAATATTAATCTCCTTTTAATTTAAAGTTTAATTTTGTATATTTATAATTTAATAAATTATTACACTCTAAAAACAATTTTACAACATTTCCTTTTCTTTAACCAATGTTGCATTTTTAGATGCTTCAATACTAGCATTAGCATTTATATTAGTTATTTGTACACTATGATCAACATTCATTTTATTTAAAATTAATGTAATACTATCGTCCATACTAAGTCCTGAATTAATTAAACCTGTATACATACCTGCGTAATATGAAGAATCTTTTAATCCTTTTTTAAATTCATCTGAATCTAATTGAATATTAGTATCTTCTACTAGATTATCAGTTGGTATCTCTAATGGTTCAAAAAATAAAATTACTTCTGATGTAGAAGAGAGTAGGGGAGTGGTATTTAATTCTTGTTCTTGTGATTGCGTTTGAGACATTGTTTTTGTTTTATCTTTCATGTTTTATTTTCTCCTTAAATTAAATAGTCAATTACTTTTAAATCATCTTTCAATGCTTCACTTCCCCAAAAGTACCAATCATATTTTAATTTCTTAATTTCTTCTAATCTTTCTTCAGTTATATTAGTATTGTTAATTACTATCTCTTTTAATTTTTTCCACATTATATTAGTTTCTTCCATATCATCAATCATTTCTTGATGTTTACCAAATGAACCTGATATAATACTATGAACCATAATTCTAGAATCGGGTAATGCTCTACGTTCTGATCCACATATAAGCAACCAAAATCCTCCAGAAAAAGCTGTAGTATGAACTGTTGTGATAATATTATATCCTTCATTAATCATACTTTTTATTTTTGAACATAATGCAATTGT